CTTATAAAAATTCAAGTACAACTGGAAAACACGTAAAAGTTGGTGACGCTGATTCAAACGGTGGAACTATCTTAATCGGAGAGCAATTAAACTGTTCAATTAGAGTAGGTAACACTATTATCGTTACTGATGCTGCTACTGGTCTTAAAACAGTAAAATGTTATGTAAGAGCGGTTGCTTTTGAAGCTGGAACTGGAGACGGTACTGCTTCTGATTCTGGATCTAATAGTCACACTATTTCTGTAGAGCCATATACTCAAGCTGACTTAGCAACTACTGTTGTTTTTTCTGACAGTGAGGCTGTAAACATTTTTGTATACGGTTCTGAATTTGCAAAAGGAACTGCAGGTATGGCAGGACAACTTAAGCCAGAATTCCAACAATACAACAACAGACCAATTATTATCAAAGAACAATTTGAAATAGCTGGATCTGATACTGCTCAAATTGGTTGGGTTGAAACAACTGATGAGTCTGGACAAGTAGGTTTTTCTTGGTACTTAAAAGCTGCTGGTGAAACTAGATTACGTTTTGAAGACTATTTAGAAACAACTATGCTAGAAGCTGAGCTTACTGCTGGTTCTTCTGGAGCGTCTGGTGAAACTGGAATTAATGGTTCACAAGGTATGTTTGCTGCTATTACAGAAAGAGGTAACGTATTTGAAGACTTAGCTTCTTTATCAGATTTTGATCTTTTGCTTAAAAACTTAGATAAGCAAGGAGCAATTGAAGAAAACATGTTATACGTAAACCGTTCTTTAGCGCTTACTTTAGACGATATGGTGGCTGGATTAAATGCTAACTATCAAGGAGGAGCTTCTTTTGGAGTATTTGATAACGACGCTGACATGGCATTAAACTTAGGTTTTTCTGCTTTCCGTAGAGGATCTTATGATTTTTACAAGTCAGACTGGAAATACTTAAACGATGCTGCTGCAAGAGGTGGTTTTGGTGACATTTCAGGAACTTTAATTCCTGCTGGAACTTCAACTGTTTATGACCAATCATTAGGTAAAAATATGACACGTCCTTTCTTACACGTACGTTATAGAGCTTCAGAAACTGATGACAGAAGAATGAAATCTTGGGTTACTGGTTCTGTAGGATCTGCTAGCTATGTAGGAGATGACATCATGGAAGTACACTATTTGTCTGAAAGATGTTTAGTAGTGCAAGGTGCTAACAACTTTGTATTATTAAAAGAATCATAATATTAACTTTTAAAAAACTAAACAAAAATGGATAAATTTTTAATTTTTATAGATGCGGCTGACGACGCTGCAATGTTTCCTGTATCAGGTCTTTTAGGCATTACTGTTGCTTCTGATGCTACTATTCTTGTTAACTTTGTTAACACGTTGGGGCCAAATGCAACTGAAGATAAAAGATCTTTTGTTACATTAACTGTAACTGCTGACTCTGAGCTAGTAGTATTTAAAGCTTTAGCTAAGGCAATTACTGATATTGGGGCTTTTAATGGAGAAAAGTTTTTAGTTGTTTGTGATGATGTAAACTCAGTGTTTGCTCACCCAGACATTTTAAGCTGTACTATTAGCCTTGACGCTTAATAATAATTATTTTAAACTTACGGGCGTCTTTTGGCGCCCTTAGGTTTATTTTTATAAATTATTTAATTGTATTAAACATAATGGATAAATTTTTATACTTTAGAACTGTAGATGCTATTGCTAATGATGATGCCACAGGGGATTCAGCAATTTTTCCTGTTTCTTCTTTTTTAGGAGGCGAACCAACATCAGATACAAGCATAACTCTTTTTTTTAAAAGTATGAAAAATAGTCATAACCATGACGACCATACAATTTCTGATTCAGTTGTATTAACAACTGCAACAAATAAAGCAAAAGAAGCATTTAAAATAATCGTAGATGCTATTGCTGGCAATACTTTTTCAAAAATTTCATTTATTACTGTAATTGATGATGTTACCGATACAGGTATTGCTACAGATATTATTACTGAGTGTGGGGCTATTACAATAGATGCACAACACACTTGATTTTTTTTAATTATATTATATTATGGCTAAAAAAGCTAAAGCAGAAACTATTGAGGTTGCACCTCAAAAGGTTGTAGCAAAACCTACAATTAAAAAAGAAACAAAACCAGCTAAACCAAGCTGGGAAATAAAAGATAGACTTTACTATTTAAAAGGCATGGGTTCACCATTAACATATGTCTTAACTTCAAAATCTACACCAAGAAAGCCATTACTATGGTTTGATGAAGAAAAGGGTTATAATAGAGAAATAAGATATGCAAGTAATCAAAGATCTTGTTTTATTGATGAGCAAGACGCTAACGTTATACTAGACCATGTTATTTTTGAAGACGGCGTTTTAGCAGTACCGAAAAATAATCAGCCCCTACAGAAACTTTTAAGTTTATATCATCCTAAAAAGGGATATGTTTACGAAGAAAGAGATGAGGTAGCAGAAGCAAAAGAAGATTTGGTTAGCATTGAGGTAGAAATGGAAGCTCTAAATACCGCTATGTCAATAGATGTAGATCAGGCAGAAGCAATTTTACGAGTTGAAATTGGTTCTTCTGTAGATAAAATGAGTTCTTCTGAGTTAAAAAGAGATCTATATATGTTTGCTAGAAATAATCCGATTTTATTTTTAGATTTAGTAAACGATGAAAATGTAGTACTTAGAAACTTAGCAATTAAAGCTAGAGAAATGGGTATTATAAAATTATCACAAGATCAAAGAACTTTTTCTTGGGGAACAAACAATAGAAAACTTATGACTGTACCTTTTG